GGGTATGACCCCCGACGAGTTCGTTGTTGCTAAGACCTATAACAACTTGGGTAAGTAAAAATATTTACAGAGTGTAGAATGTCTTACTCGTTTCGCAGTATTGTTGATGGCGGAGCCGATAGCGAGATGATATACTACAACGCTACGATGACCTCCACCAAGACGGCTGACCTTACAATATCGCAGCCGCCTCAGCCGGTGAAGTTCAACGAAACTCGTGATGCTCCTATTATCAGAGATGCGTCGCTGTATAACTTCTCCATTATAAAATTTACTATGAATGGCCCCGGCCGTGAACTGCCTCTATTCATTCCGCTCATTGCAACTAATGGTACTGTTAGTGGCATACAGATAGACATAAACCGGACTATTTACAACCTTGCTACCTCCTATCAGCGGAATTGGCACTATACGAATAACGCTGGGGCAGCGTCCACTGCGTTAATCACTTTGGCTCCACAAAGCACTCCTATCCAGTATATTCCGGAAATTCTAAATCCGAGTATTGCTCCGCCCCCCGCAGCTCCCTCTGGCGGAATAGTAAAGCAAGACCTTTCTACCCGGTATTACTGGGTGTATACGTACAGCCACTTCGTAACCCTTGTAAATAACGCACTGTATGAGTCCTACATCTCCCTTTGGGCTGCGTTTCAAGCGGCTTGGGCGGCTCTTCCGACGGCTCAGCCTTCACCATACGAGCCACCACCATTAAGTCCCAATCCAATCCGAGATGGTGTCAATCTCTTCATTCTGGACCACGATGTGCCTTTCATCAAGTATAATGAATTCACCAAACTTTTTGAAATCTACGGCGACACGAGGGCCTTCAATGTCATCGGGCCCCTTGTAGGATATGGCAGCAGCGTTTCCCGATACGATACCTTTGTGGGGACACAGCAAAGCATCCCGGCCTTTGTGCCTCCGGTTTATGTTGCTGGCGACCCTCCTACTGGTGCTGCCCAGCCCTACCTCCGGTTATTCTTCAATACGGAGCTAATGAACCTCTTTGCTAATTTTCCCAATATGTTTTATGGTGCTGTAGGCGGCTCTACTCTTGTATTCCCCGGCGGGAATACCATCACCCTTGGAAACCAAAACACATTCACCGGTATTGGTCCGTGGCTCTATTCCAACGAAATCCTATTCACAAATCAACTCTATACGAATATCCTCAATAACAACCCGCTACTGCAAGGCAGCGCGGCGGTCCCTCCTCCAGTATACAACCCATACTTCCTCATCCCGACGGACCGCCAGAACCTCTACTGGAGGGTCGTCCAAGACTACCGCTCTACGGATGCGATGTGGTCGCCGGTATCGGCTATTGTATTCACCTCGGCGATGCTCCCGGTTAAGAAGGAGTACAATTCGGCAAATGTGGATTTGAATGCGGGTAATTTGGGCGGCGGTTCAAGCGGCTCCCAGAGTGCCTTCCAGCCTATCATTACGGACTTCTCTATTGACCAGCAGCAAGAGGGAGCCGAGGGCTATCGCAATTTCACCCAGTACGAGCCTACAGCAGAATATAGAATGATTTCAATGACCGCCTCCCACGAAGAAATCCGCAATATAGATATCCAAGTCTTCTGGAAATACCGGCTAACTGGGGATCTCATTCCCCTTACGGCGGCCAATTGCTCCGATATTAATATTAAAATGTTATTCCGCAAAACGGACTACCGATCCTAAATTAAAAAGTTGTTATCCTCTCATTTTTTTTATGCTTCTTAAGTATAATAACAATGAGCGCTGACATTGAGAAGTTGGCAGTGTTTGATGACCGCATCGTGCAGACCCGCCCGAAGTATGCCGTTGAGAAGGGGGCGCTGTCCCTCACTAACGCACCTTTTGCGGCGATTTCGCAGTCCCAGTCCCAGCACACCTATAACGTGTATGTTCCCTCTGAGAACGTATATGTTGCCCGTGATTTGGACTGGTCCTCTACCGTTTACCTCCAAGTGGCCGTCCGTCTGAACGACACGGCCGGTGGCCAGTACCCGGTGGGGGAGCCTCTTCTGCAGCTGGGCGTGGATGGCTCTCTGGCGGCTCTCCCGCTGAACGCCCTCTGTGCGACGATGACGGCGACCATCAACGACACCACGGTGACAATTAACTCCCAAGACGTGCTGACTGAGGTGCTGCGTCTGACGGACTACAAGCAGAATCGCCTCCAGCGCACTTGCCCGACGATGTTGGACAAGTATCAGCAGAACGCCGATGCGCTGAATGCGACCAACGACCCCATCTCCGGCTATACCAATATGTCCCATGACTACCACGAGCAGCCCAACGGCACTTGGGCGAACTTGGCCTTCACGACTGCGGCGGGCGCGCCTCTGGCCGGCTCTGGCGCCTACACGGATGCGAACGGCAAAGTGATTAACTATGTGGACGGTGTCCCGGTATCCACGGACAACGCTGGTGTCGTGAACGGCCTCTACCTTGTGTATCTGCGTTTCCGCACTACGGAGAAGCTGGTGCTGTCCCCTTTCGTGTTTGCTGAGAGCCACGGCTCTGACACGGGCCTCTTCGGCATCAACAACATCCAGCTCGTATGCAACATGCGCGAACCCGGCCGTGCGCTGCGTCTGCGTAACAGCACGGTAGGATCGGCACAGAAACTCTACTATGCTGGCGGTTTACTTCCGACGACGTGGCTGCCCCCGGTTTCGTATAACGTCTCCCGGACCAACGGACCCTTTGAGAACTCCTTCCTAAACGTGCAGTTCCTCACGCCCTCTCTGGATATTCCTCTACCCCCTAAGAGCGTGGTTCCCTATATGGAGTTTCCCCGCTACATCACACAGCCCCTCAACTCGGCGATGGCTGCTGGTGCATCGGAGCAGCTTACTTCCCAGACTATCACGCTGCCCCAGATTCCCGACCTTCTCATCATTTACTGCAAGGCTCTCGCTGACCCGGTGACTGTGGCGGCCAATCGTGGAAATGACCCCACTCTGCCCCAGTTTGGCTCGTCTTATCTGCCTATCGACTGCGGACAGAATGGAGAGCGTCCTCAGAACCCGTTGTCAATTAACTTTGACAACTTCTCCGGTCTGCTCTCATCGCAGACCCCGGAGCAGTTATACCACATGGCCGTAAAGAACGGCCTAGACGTGGATTGGCCCACGTGGTCCGGCCTTGCCCGTGTGCCTACGGGTGCCGTCGGTAAGCGTGTGTCTACGGTGGGCGGCTTCCTTGTGCTGAAGCCCGGCGTGGACCTCACACTCCAGTCCGGCCAAGCGTGTTCGCTGGTGGGTAACTTCACGCTACAGTTCAATGTGCGTGTTCGCAACACCTTTGCGTTCCCCGTGAACCCCCAGTTGTTCGTAATTACAGCGAACTCCGGCTTCTTTGAGAGCATTCGCGGTTCTTCTCGTATCATCAAGGGCGTTCTGTCGGAGCAAGACATCATCGCCGCGCCTCTAGCCCCGGCTGGAACTCGTTCCGGCCTAGCCCGTATGATAGGCGGGAAGATGATGGCTCTGGCGAATCGCATGGGTTTAGCGGGAAGTGGCAGTGGCTCTGCAAAACCCGCCGAGAGGAAGGAGGAGATGGGTCGCCCGATGGCGGGTGCGGGTAAAAGCCTCTCCGCCCGGCTAATGTGAAGTCTTTAGTTTTTTTTTCACGGCATTTAATATACAATGGCCTCGCTCGAGAGTTTGAAGAACCCCGTAACTCGCCTTGGTGTTCTCGGCACTGCTGGTTCTCAGTCTGCGTCTTTTCGCCGTAACGAAGTGGACAACTCTAATATTTGGGACGCTACCAAGCAGTACTACCTCAACGATGTCGTGTTTTCCGCTATTGACGGCGGTGCATACGTGATGGATGGCGGTGCCACGGCCTTATCTGCGGCTCCCCTTACGGCAATTCTGGGTGGTGATGACCCAGCGATAGATTGGACCGCTAGTGCGACCGCCGTTTGGGTCCCTTTGGCTCCTAGCGGCCCCCGTGTGGTGGAACCGGCTGGGGTCCAGAGTGCGACCCTTGCGGGGCCCGGTGGTGCCTTAACATTCACCAACTGCGCCCTTGTTCAAGGAGACGTCGGCGCAAATGTTGCCGTCGGCGACACGAACTTCATGGCCCACGTGCAGTTTGCGATTACATTTAGTGCCGTGGCGACTGCTGCGGAGTGGTTCAATCTCACACTCGCCCCTACCGGCGGCACGGCGACCCCGGCTGTTAATGTGACAGTTGTACCGGCGGTCGGTGTGGCTCTCCAAAATGTGTCTGTGTCGGCGTATGTGCCTCTGGCAGCCGACGGCACTACAACGTCTATCGTGCTGACGGGTGCGATGAACGGCACCTCCGCCCTAACGGCCACCATCGCCAGCGTAAACGTGTCCTATGTGCCTCTCGTGCCTTAAACGATAAGATTCCTAAAAATAACTTCATTAAGCAGATATGAGTGTATCCGGCCTATCTACCCCTTTTCAGCGCTTAGCAGCGCTACCTCAAACGATGAATTGGAGGGGAGTATGGTCTGTGACCGAAAATTATCTGCTTAATGATGTTGTGGAAGATACAACAAATAACTCTACGTATATATTGACGGGTATTGTATCCATCGTGGGCGGCCCGAACCCAGTCTTGTCCCCAAATTGGTCTGAGCTGAGCGGAACGTCCGTTGGTGTTGCTGCAGTGATAGCTGGTCCCGGTATTGCTGTAGACAATACTAATCCCGCGCAGCCCGAGATTAGCAATACGGGCGTACTGCAAGTCCAAGGCGGCGTTGGCGTGGTTGTAGATAATACAGACCCGCAAAATCCTATCATAAATTCAACGGCAATCCAACAACTGGCTCCCGGCCCCGGTATCTCCATAAATAGCACAAATCCTCTGATTCCCGTCGTTGGAAATACGGGTGTTAGGCAAATTATCGTAAATCCCGGTACGGGCTTATTAAGCACGGGTGGATCAACCCCTACGCTCGTAAATACTGGCGTATTAAGTGTGGGTGCTGGTGTTGGAATTCAAACGACGCAACTAGGCACTAGCGTTCAAATCACAAATACGGGAGTAGGGACGCTAACACCGGGGCCGGGAATCTCCATTACTGGCCCCACCACATCCCCAACAATTGCTAATTCGGGCGTAATCACGATTGCACCGGGTGATGGCACTATTACCGTAGATAACACGGACCCGCAGAACCCAATTGTAACGGGAAATACAAATACTATAACACAAGCATTTTCTGCAGTGGGTTTTACTGGTTCATTAACGATTCCTCCTCTGGCTGGTGGTGCGTTTGTCTTCATTCCAACTCCCGGATTATTTGCTGACTATTTCTTGAATGGACCCCCAGAGGCCACGGGTGTATTTATGCTTGATTTAACAAATATGTCCTTCAATATAACGGGTACTGGAACTGTAGGAGCCACAAACGAATTAGATGTCGCCATCTTAGATGGTGGTAATGCTTACGTATCGCCAATTTATCTAAATAGGTTTTATATCCCTACGGGTACAACCTTTCCGGTATCTGGCAACTTCGGCCAAATATATATAGATATTACAGCTGCCCGGACTGCGGGTGTTCTTGCTCCTACTGCAATACGAGTTATCAACAATACGAACGGCTCATTAGTTCTAAGCACCTATGGTAGTGCTTACGCCCAGTATTTTCCCTTGGGCATACAGTAGAGCGATGTCGCAAGACATACAAAATGAACTAGATACTCCCCTAGCGCGTCTTGCGACTCTACCTCAAATGATGAGTTGGCTTGGGGAATGGAATTCAAATGACGAATACTATCAAAATAACATCGTGACGGACCCGATAACTACCGGTTCGTATATCTATACCGGATTTTCTGCGGCTATTAGAGGAGGCTTACCGCCTTCCCAAGTTATCGGGCCGTCTATTTGGACTGCTTTTGGTTCGGTAGTCGCCGCTGGAGTCCAACGGCTGTTAGAAGGGGATGGGATTCTAGTAGATGGCTCGGATACGGTTCCTACTGTTTCAAATACTGGGGTGATAACAACAGTAACCACGGGAGGACTGGAAAATATAGGGACCACACAATTTCCAACCTATGTCCTTAACAATGTAGTTTCACAAGTCCAGCCAGACCTAGGAATTTCGGTGACTAATACTGCAGTGCCACAGATTAGCAACACGGGGATACTCCAAATTTTTCCCGGCAGTGGTATTTCTGTAACGGGTCAAAATGATTTAACATTGGCTAATACGGGGGTGGTATCCATAGGTGTTTCACCCGGTACAGCTTTAACAATAACTAGCCCCGGCCAGAATCCCGTTGTAAACAATACGGGATTAGTCAGTATCACCGAAGGCTTAGGTATTGCAAAAGAGCCGGGGCTGCCGGCGAATGAGCCACAATTGAAGAACACTGGGGTTATTTCCATAATACCTAGTAATATAGAAGTAACAAATGGACCCGGCGGACCCGGCGATAAAGAACTAAGAATGATAAATCCAGTCAAGACGCTTGTATTTAACAGTCAAGACTTGGTAATGACTCCAGCCAGTCTAAATTCAAATGGGGCAGTAGGCTTAATTCCTATAACCCAGAGTGTGGGTACATTCTGGGAAACTACGATGGAGAATGGGCTGCCTTCGCCAATTGACAATCAAGGGACTTTTATCTTGGATTTTGCCTTGAAATTTACTGGATCTGGCTCTAGTGGTGGTGTCAGTTTGAATATGTATTTACAAGATGATACCCAAAGTCCTCCAATAGAAGTAGGCCCGTTTCTAGCTAGATTCGGAGCTACTGCTGTTGCCGCCCAAGTTCCCAATAGAATTTATCTCTATTCCTCTGTTGCTGTTAGGGTGCAACCAGCGAGAGCCAGCGGATTCCGTAAATTGACTGGGCTGCGGTTCGTTAAAACGCAACAATCGGGTATCCCTACTACGCTTCGCCTCTCTTCTTCTGGTCCTTGTTCTGCAACGTGGTTCAATCAGACGTTTCCGTTTGTTCCGACTTAACTTTGACTTCGACTTCTACATTATTGTTGATAATCTGTGACAATTCCTCTTGGAGTTCGTCTACATATTTGCGATTAATAGCAAGATCCATAGCCTCATTCCAGTCATATTGGTTAGATAGATAGCCCTCAAACACCCGAATGTTATTAGAAACCTTCTTAAGGTTTTTTACAACAGATAGTAGCCAAGGCAAGGGCAGTTTGATTTCTATTTTTTTCATTGTTTCTACTAGATGGCGATACATTTATCGTATATGCAGCAAATGGCTGCTGCGGCCTATGAGAAAAATCCACCACAAGAAATTGGTGGTTTCAAGTTACTAGAAGCAACTCCGACACTGAAGTTTTATAACAGCGGGAGGATAATTATCGTCGCTGTAAGAGGAACAGACGACGCACGGGATTTTGCTGCTTGGCACTTAGTAGCCTTGGGGCAATTGGATAACTCGCCTAGGTTCCAAGAGGATTTGCGAACCATTATAGATTTTGAAATGGACTTTCCTAAAAACGAATATTTTTATATTGGAGTAGGTCATTCTTTAGGTGGTGCTATCATCGATAGGTTTTTACGAATGGGATTTCTCAGCCGCGCCTTGTCTTATAATGCAGCGCCAGAGCCTCAAGAATTACGGGGTAATCCGGTACATCGCCGGATATATCATGAGGACGACCCTTTGTATAAGATAGCCGGAAGGTTCATACCCGGGATAGAAGTCCGCAAGTCCCGCGATCCATTCTGGCTCAAGTATCTACGCAACTTTATTCCGCTAGGTATTGCGAACGCATATAATGCGGTAATAAAACATAAGTTGCCTACATTCCAAGGCGGGATAATGCCGCCACAGTATACACGAGGGCTTACTCCAGCACAAAAGAAGAAGCAAGTATCATTTATAGATGAATCAAAAAAGGCCTATCAATCAACGGGTAAGGTTGAGGATAGGCCAAAGGTATCTGACAAGCCCACGCGCCGCAGTAAGCACGTTATAAAATTTGAGAAGAAGTATGGATTTCCCATCACTGACAGAGACAGACTAGAGGAGGTATTTCCAGACACCGATATAGACATGATACTATCAAAAGGGGTTGGAGCCTATGGTTCATCTGGTTCTCGTCCTAATGTCTCAGCCGCTATGTGGGCCTATGCTCGTCTGGCAAGTGTCTTGACTGGCGGGCCGGCCCTTCGTATTGATAAGGACTTGGTTGGCCCCCAAAGTATGCAGACAATCCAAAGCGTGTCTTCATGATTGGTATAACGGGGACTTATTTACACGGTAAATATCTCATAAACACTTACTTTGAGTTATTTACATGGTAAATATCTCAAAGTAAATAGATTTTATTACAAAAAGATATTTAAATTGGAATAAAACCGGTTTTATTCCCAATAAAACATCTAAAAGTAAATATTTTTCTTTACTATTAGATATTTACTCGGTAAATATCTAATAATAAGGAGATAATTAGATATTTCCCGTGTAAACAAGGTCTATTTATTCCAAGTCGGAAGACTCTCCACTACTTCTTATAGACATAAGAATTTTTAGTCTTCTTCTTTTGTATCATTCCGTCGCGTAGCAATGGAAGAAGGCGCTTACCGAACGACATGGCATTATGCGCCGATGGTAGTGACCGCTCAATGCAATGCGTCTTGTATAGGAGGAATAAGTCGCCGATGGTCGCCTCCTCGCCGTCCCATTGCTCAATAAAGTCTTGCTCGGAGTTCTTCTCTGAATCAATCACCGCTTTCTGATACTCTGAAATGGGCATATCAAAGGAATTCCAGTTGCTAATATCACGAGCCAACAACATCTCGGCGATTGCACGACCGGCCGAGGGTGTGAAGAGGGTCTTTCGGATGTCCTTCCAATACTCAAAGTCGCCTTTGCGATTTGCTTTTGCGTTCATAATGAAGAAGCGACGCTCGCCATCCGTCATCTCAAAGGGGTTACCCTTGTTGGTAGTGTAGAAGTTTCGTGCATAGTTGGCCGCCTCAAAAGGATTGAGACCCTTTGGATTGAACGAGGAGTAGTTGGCGGTAATACGCGCTTTTAGATTTGACGCATTCTTCTTGCATATCACTGGGTCGGCCTCTTCCAGTTTTACGAGGAACTTGTTGAGGCGACCGAGGTCGTGCTTGTCAAAGAACTGCTCGTTTGAGTCATAGTTCTTTGAATACAAAGTCCCAATCACGTGTTCCATAAAGATATCAATGGGTGTATCTTTGCCGCACCCTTTGAGACCAGTTAGAACAATCGCAACCTTCGGATTCTCTAGGGGCTTCTGTATCATGTGGGCGAGATAGTTTAGGAAATACTCCTTCTGTGCACCATCCCCTAGAATATCCAGAAGGTCCAGATACTTCTGCGCCGCCTCTGGGTCGGCCGTCTGAACTTTCTCGTATGCAAACTGGAGGGGGATTACAAAGACGGCGGGGTCGTTGGTCTCTTTGAAATCAATCGTATGAATTGAACGACGTGCGGGGTCTTTCATCCAGATATCAATAAACGATGTATGGTCGCCGAACTTTTCGCTATGCTTGAAAAGGTATTTCGTTCCGAGATAGTTCTTCGCATGTGCCTTTGTCATGAAGAATATCTCTCCCCTCTCGTCCAGTTCGCCAATCTGGTCGGTCTTGATGTGGTAGAAGTGGTTGCGCTCAAATTCGGTCTTAACTTCATTGTAGTCCTTCATCGAGACACCCTTTACGATTTCCTCCTCCATCGCGGGGATTTCAAAGAAAGCCATCGGCTTCTCTACAAGGCGAACCTCATAATCCGTCTTCTTCGTAATGTATGCCTCCGCGTTTCTTAGAGACTCATCATAACTTACGCCCTCCCGTTTCCGGATCATCACACCATCATAGCACAGAACGTCCACCGACCACCCATCCGCCTCTAATGATTGCTTCATAGCCAACATACAAGCACATTCGGCAGTCTGGAGGACATACGATAGGAACTTCCCGTATTTGTTATCTTCGTTCTTTACACAGTCCCAAAGGTTAGCGTAGTCGCCCTTTGCAATTAGAAACTGCGTAAAGTCGCGGATTTCATTCGCAAGTGCCTCCGTCTGCCGATGGGTATTCTTGCCTCCGTATATAATCCTTATAACCTCCGCCTTCGCCTCATCACGATTGTCAGAAATAGTTATGAGAACTTCGTCACGGTTCTTGTTGTAATACGAAAGGGCGGGAAGGTCCTTATTAAAAAAATTCTTTGCAAGTTGTTCTAACAACACGGGGTGGCAATTCACGATGTCAATGTCGTGGTAGAATTCACGACATATAGTTCCACGACACTCCTTCTCCACCGTCTCCAATCCGCCAACGGTTGAGTAATACCGCCCAAATCCGAGCTGCCCAGCCTTGCTACGTGATAGTTTATAGACGATTGCTTGGCTTGTTTCAACTTCCTTCTTCTTCTTGTTGTTGTAGATTGCATTCAAAATCTTTACTTGGCCGGGGTCCAGTTCTGCCCGTTTGTTCCACAAATAACCCATTCCAGCACGGCTAAATAGTTGTGTCGTCGTAATCTCTGCGGGACGCGTTAGGGTCATCTCTTCTGAGTAGATATATTCTCCCATCTTTAGGCCTTATATCTAATAGAAAGAAAATAAAAATGAACGCCGGGGGATTGTCCGCCAGATTCAATTTTATACGCTGCCGGGGGGTTGGGGGGCTGCCGGGGCCTCCGTTGTAGTCCTCTCCGCCTTCTTGCGCTGGTAGTAATCCTTTGCATACGCCTTTTTAGCGGCTGCGTTGCGTTCATAATAGCGATGTTGGCTCTCCTTCTGCCGCCGCATAATTCTCTCAAGTTGTGCCAGTGCTGTGGCCATTTCTGCCGGGGTGTATACGCGATCCATTCTATTCATAAGTGGTAGAAATTGTTTAGGCTTAGTTCCATTTATTGGAAAGCCACTCTACAGCCTCATTGTAATCATAAAATGTAAATTGGGCGTGATACTGACATACCTTCCTATGTGCAACGTATTTTCCTTCGATTAAATACAAATACCGCCCCTTTTTGTCTTCAAATGGATAAAGGTTCTTCATACTTGGGCGACCCATTCTGGTTATTTCAATGTGGAAGAGTTTAAGTATAACCCCCCTTTTTTTTGGTGGTAGGTGGTGGGTCCAACCACCATCTACCACCATCTACCACCTCCATCTACCACTGATATAACACGTCGTAAATCCAAAGTTTTCGGAGAAAATCTCCGTCATTAGGTGGTAGATGGTAAGTGGTTTTGCCTTTTCTGATTGTATAATAAAACTCCCCAAAAAGGGGGGGCAATTTCCCCCCCCTTTTCTGGGAAAAGTTTTTTGGATTTTGATTTTCAATCTACCAACCTACCACCTATGATTAGAATATTAAGAAAAAACATAAGAATTATGACGTGTTATGTCGGTGGTAGATTGGGTGGTAGATTGGGTGGTAGATTGAACCATCTACCACCTTTGTGTCTACTCACCATCCACCCCCTTAAACGACTGGGTGGAGATTTTAGGATTCAATTCCTCGAAATTCTTCAGCGTGTCAATGATGCGATGCAAGTGCTTCCGCTCCCTCTCTAACGCGTCCAAAATGTCATAATTCTGTAGAAGCCCCCATATCTCCCCAAGGTTTGCGTCAATGTCTTCCAGATGCACAATGAGGGTTCTAACATTTATAGACGGTTTCGGCATTCTATAATCTAACAGATAGTATAATGGCGGACGAAGACAAGAGAGAAATCACCTATAACACGGCACTGGAAGAACTAATAGCTGACGAGGCAGAGAGATGCGCTGGTTTGTCTTGGATGCACACTAAGGCGGAGGCGTACTTCTCCATTCGTAACACTATGGTAGCCCTCCCAACGATTGTCCTAAGCACCCTTGTCGGCTTCCTTTCCGGCTCATCGTCGTCTATATTTTCAGAGCCAACAATTGCCTCCCTCGGAATCGGCGGTGTGTCGCTATTTACTGGCGTGATAAGCACAATAGGCACCTTCTTCTCGTTTGCGAAACGGGCAGAAGGGCATAGAATTGCCGGTATTCAATACAGCAAAATCGCCCGGAGTTTGACGATTGAACTTACTCTTCCTCGTGCTGAGCGCATTACTGCGTCCGATTTGCTAAAGATGACACGGGACGCAATCGAGCGACAGCTAGAAACATCTCCACCAGTTCCCGAAAGAATCATATCAGATTTCAAAGCAAAATTCAAAGACCCAGAAGTTGCTGTTCCAGAAATAGCCAATGGCATCCATAAAGTAAATGTAAATAGCCGAATTATAAATAGCCCTCCACCAACAGTAAAGGCCGAAGAAGTTAAATTGACTGTAGAAAACAGCGAGTGAAAATATACCGCTATTATAGAATGTTTCATCTCCTCGTCGGGTATTACATAGGGGGAAAGATAGGCCACGAAATATATCGCTATAAATATCCAACTGCTTCATACCAGCCCCCTCCGTTTTGGAGTTGGCGCTTATAAAATCCCGCTATTATAGAAATGCCGTGGAAGTTACGGAAAGCCCCTAACCGCGACCTTTATTGGGTGGTAGATGTCAATGGCAAGAAATACAGCAAGGAACCGATACCTCTAGAAAGAGCCAAGGCACAAATGAGGGCATTGTATGCAAATGAAGGCGGGGGCGTTTCCTCCCCTAAATTGCTTCGGGTAGAACGCTCGCCAAATCCTAAAAAGAAATGGAGGGCCTTCTTTGATAATGGAAAGCATACGGACTTCGGAGCCGCTGGGATGGAAGACTACACACAGCACCACGACAAGGAGCGGCGGGAACGCTATTTTAAGCGCCATCTGAAGGACTTGAAAACGGGCGACCCAACACGGGCCGGTTATTTATCGATGTTTTTGTTATGGGGCCCATATACAAGCCTAGAGAAGAATATTGCCTTTTACAAAAAAAGGTTTAATAATTAGGCACTACTGCACGAATGTTTCTGATGAGTGTTTCCCAAACACTTTTCATATCCGAACCCGCCCTAGGATTGTATGATTTCATTCCAGCATCGGCCGGGACAGAGGCCAGAAAGGCTTGAACCCGTCCTACAGAAGATAATTTTTGCTTCAAAATGGCCCGTGTAGGATAGGCAGAAAGCCATTCGGGGAAATCTGCTCCCGCGGCAGTTGTTGACCTCAAAGAAGGCGGACCAGAAGGAGGAGGGGGGCCAAATGGAGCGCCGTATATAGGAGGAGGAGGCTGAGGACCGGCTGGAGGATAGCGACGAGCCGGAACAGCGGGGGCGGGGCCGATATCCCCACCATTTCTTGCGATGAAATCTGCAAAAAAAGGTAAACTTGTTTCGCCCATAGCCGCCGCCACTTGTGCCTTGGAATATCCGCGCTCTACCATTGCGTCGGCCACATTTGCGACAAAATATCTAGTGTCTGGATAGAGTTTTGGCACTAACTCATCAAAATTGCCATCTAATAAACTCTGTCTATCATCGGCGGTGGTGACAAGCATTTGTAAGTCATTTCGCATCAGCGTTGCCAGAATATCCTTCATACTTCCAAGGTCGGGACCGGGGACTTGAGCACCCGGGTCAAATCCAGCCATATCGAGTGGTGCAAGAACACCGGGCATATCGGCAGCCGTCTCCTCTCCAAAAAACCCGGGTAATTCTCCGTCACGCTGAGGACGACCACGACGGCCCCAGCGATCTCTGTTCTCGTCTAGGCCTTCACCGGCAAAAGGTGCCCGAGGCACTCCCATCTGTTCGCCGTCCTCACGTCCCAAAGAGGGACCCTCAAACTGGCCGTCATCATCGTCGTCATCAAAGTCTGCAATCGTATCAGCAATGCGGCTATCGGCATCACCCAGTGCTTGGATCAGCGATTTACGTCTTAACAACTGGTCTAATTTGAGGTTCTTCACTAAACTCTTGGAAAGAACCTTCTTTTCTCCTTCAGAGCGGTTCATATTGGCAAACATCACACGGGTATAATCCCGTGTCTTGTCGGCCAAAACACGTAGGGTTTCCCCATAAACGACCCGCCCATCGGCAGAAGTGGCATCTTCGCCATTTAGATTGCGCTCTATATCATCCAGCCCTTCCACAATATCTTGGAAATCCTCCTCAGATGCAACGGGGCCAAGATTGAGTAATTTGCCGACGAAGTCCTTGGCGGAGTCAAAGGTAAAGCGGTTGTAATCTCCAGCTTCCACAGCATCCATAAATTGCCGTAAGAGTAGGAAAAATTCCACCTTGTTCGGGCCGCCTTCTGTCTCGTTGTCACGGGTATTGACACCTTGGCCCATAGGCACGGCAAAACCTTGGGCTAACGCATTAATGCGGTTGAGTTGCTCTATACGAGATTTCAACTGCCCCTTGTAAAAGTCGTAGCCTTGAGCCGTCTTGAGAACACCGCCGACCATATTCTGACCGGCTCCCATCATAGGAGGCATAGGAGGCATAGGAGGCATAGGAGGCATTCCCATCATAATATCTGTTCCCTCTATCACACGGAATGGCGCATCGGGGCCATTGTCCCGCCGAGTGCTTACCAACGCCTCAGCACCATAGGAAGGGTTGGCATAACGACGCTGACCCAGCACGGGCTTAGGCACGTGATAATTGTGGGGACCGGTCAACAGCAGACGCTCTGCCGTGGCGTTTGCTTGGAGACCGTTCCTAACGCTCTGGTTTGCGTCAAGGCGCTTCTGCTCGTGGTATTTGCTTTGGAAGTCTTGGCCGACGAAAAGGTCAATGTTGTCCCCAAGGTCACTCGGGAAGAATTGAACACCCGCATCAAACGCCCTCTGGAAATTGAGCGGGAAGGTAAGTTGAAGGGCTATATCACTGCCGGGCTTCTTGGTTGCAACGGCTGCCATTATATTAAGGAAAAACATAATATTTTCTGATGTAACAACATCGGGAAATATTACGCTGGTAATTCTCTTATATGTAAAAGAAGCCCCCTTCAAATTTCACTTGCGGAGCCTTGGCCCTCCTACCAACCGGTGCCGTGGCTGCTGGTGCTTTTACAATCTGTGCTTGTTTCGCCAGAGCCTCGGCACGGAGCCGAGCCACTTCGGCGTTTTGCGCTGCGAGTACTTGAGCCGAATTGGCTAGTATTGCTTTTTTCTGCTCGGCCTCTGCAGATGCGACGGCGGCCTTCTGGGCGGCTAGGGCTTTTAGCGATTCCAAATTCTGCGCTCGTGTAGCCGCTGAAGCCGCCGTCGACGCTTTGATTCTTGTCAATTCGTCTTGTAGGGCCGTAGAGCTTTTTTGGGTCGCTTGAACTCTGGCCTCATTCTGGGCTATCATCGTTTGCTGCATTGCTGAAAGCCGAGCAGTTTCTGCTTTCTTATTCTGTGTGTCGCGTAACAAGGCACCGGTGGCTTGGCTCTGTATCATTCGTTTACGATCTTCTTCTTGCTCCTTGGCTTCTTTGGCCGCTTCTACTTTTGGGTCTACCCTTGGGAGGCGGTACTGATCTGGGTCAATATACTTGCTTTCCATAGTAATTCCAAATTCACTTTCAATTCGTTTTCCCACTTCATCTCTAAATCTTCTCCATTTTTGCCTCTCTAAGAAAGCCCACCTCTCGCCGCCGGGGGGGAGTATTACTTGTGCGAGTTTCGTGTCATAGAACTCCCATAAAGAGATTGATGCAAGTAGAATTTCATCATCGGTCGTAGGAATGAGAGAGGCGACTCGTTCTGCTTGTTCTCTCCGTCGCCTCTCTCGTTCCTCTCGTTGATTCTTAGCCTCAGTAAATCCCCAAACTATCGCAGAAATTGGGTCCATAAAATTCAAGGCGAGTAAAGGATCAAAATTATCTCCGCCGCCTACCATTTTCGCAAGTCTTCTGGATTCTCTAGAAGGCTTGTAATTTTCTTTGATAATCTTATCCCAGTCTACCTTCATCTACATAGAGTTTAGTAATTTTAGAATTGCCTTCTCTCCTTTGGCTCCGCCCCGCCTCAGCATGACGGTATCACGAACCGGTAGTATGCCGAACCTCGGCGGCGGCGGCGGCAAGTAGGGCCCCGGCCGTGGCAAGTAGGGCCCCGGTAGCCTTGGAGGCGCGGGCACCCTTGGAGGCGTGGGCCCCAGCCGTGGCAAGTAGGGCCCCGGTAGCCTTGGAGGCGCGGGGCCCGGCCGTGGCAAGGAGGGCACTCCCGGTAGTATCCAAATTGGTGGCTCGGGTCTATAATTTGGAGGTAACAGCTTAGAAATCGGCTGTTTCGGTGGCGGTGGCGGTGGCGGAGGTGCTACGTATATGGGCGCCGGTGCCGCCGCTGCCGCCTCTGCCGCCCGCCGTTGCGCCTCTGCCTCCGCCGCTCGTGCCGCCGCCTCGGCCGCAATCCTTGCCGCTCGTGCATTCGCCGCCGCCCAAGCCGAATACCTACTCTCCAGATCCCCTATATCCTTTATCCATTCGCCATCTTCATTTCTATAAACAGCAGACCCGCCCTTCACCCCACCACGACGACGACCTCTGCCCGGTTGTGTGGTAGGAGGCGGTACTACTGGAGGTGGGACATATACGGGCGTTGATGGAGGAGGTGGGACATATACGGGAGGCGGAACATATACGGGAGGCGGGTCAGATACGCGCGGCGGGTCATATACGCGATTTGATAAATGAGGTGGGGGGTCGCCCAATAAAGATAATATGTCTTGCTCTGTTGATGCACCTTGGTTTTTCAGCAATGCTTGGTCTACCAGAAACTGGCGTGTAGCCTCTTCCATTAACCTCGCAGCCTCATTCTGGCGGTCTATTGCCGCTTGAGCCTCTTTGTTTAGTCTTGCCGTTTCCTTATCGTTCTTGTCTTTATCAAGTTGGAATTCCAACTCATCCTCCGCAGCATCAGCCTTGGCCTTCTCCAATTCCGCAGCTACAGCGGCATCTTGCGCATCTTGCGCGGCGTTACGTTGATTGGTAGATACAATATCATAAACCGTTGCACCTATACCCGCAGTAGTTAGCGCAGTATTGATGGGGTTTCTATACATAATACCGGGTGCGGCACGGATACCCGCTAAGGCATTACTGGGCGCAGCTCTAATAGCGGCGGCGGCTTTGGCGGCGGCGGCACGAGCGGCGGCGGCGGCTTTGGCGGCGGCGGCACGAGCGGCGGCGGCGGCTTTGGCGGCGGCGGCACGAGCGGCGGCGGCGCCAATACGGGCAGCAGTACCAGCAATAGCTCCAACAAAACCGCCTTCCATATCATCACAACACTTGCATTTCACCCTACGACAACTCGGGCATTTTGGGTTGCGTTGGCGGGGCATCTTGTTCTATATTCTCTATACAAAATTCTATGGTGATTGTGTTTGCGAGATTTGATTTGAATACGCTAACGAGTTCCGTTTTCATTTCGCTTTCCATATACATCGGTATTTCATACCGGATTATGCCTTTCTCTTGTAAAACGTTCACGTTCCGTGTATGTGACCAACATGGCGGAACGAAAATTGTGCGTTTACATATACGGGAGAGCATCTCTTCTAATAAAGGCCATTATCTTTTACATACTTGGACGCAGCCGGAAGTGATAGACCTTGTTCACGCATTACCTTTGAAACAATTGCACCACGGGGATTGGACCCACTCTTACGCCGCACGCCTTCCATAAATGCCTCTTCTCGTTGTGCCCGTGTCACAACCCTTTTGGGTATTGCTCCCCCTCGTCCCGAAATACGACGCCGCAAGGTTTCCAAAACTGCCTTTTCTGCCTTTTTTCGTTGTGACGGTGCCATGCATCCCCCTCGTCCCGAACCCATCATCTGTGCGGCGTAATACTCGTCAGCAAGGTTGCCGGTGGCTACGCCCTCGCCAGTTGCACGGCGGCCACGGGTGCGACGGGTGACGTTGCCAGTTCCGGGAATGTCGGGGTCATCGGGGTCGCCACCACCGGGACCACCGGGGCCACCGGGACCACCGGGTGGAATGGTTGTGTTGAAAAAACCAGCATCTGGATCACCATCAACTTCGCTGAAATAGATAGCCAGAGCAATCGCCGGAATGCCAAGCGCAAGAGCCGCCGAAACGCGCGCCGGAGTCACACCCATACGTGCGAGTCTTTGTGCTACAGTCGCATTGGTTTCGCCCGCAGCTTGTGCCGCACGAATACGTGCAGCAGCCTCGTCGGGGCTGTAAACCTTCATCACTCCGGGTTGGCGCACCGCCAACGCCGTAGATGGCTGGTTGAACATACGGTTTAGTGCATAATTGCGAAAAGCAGAATTTGACGTGAATGCCGCTTGACCCGGATTGTACGGGACAATGGCACTCCCCGGCTGACTTGGCGGTATGCGGGGAGGACGAACGCCACGGATGCCACGGATGCCACGTATTGCAGCAGAAGCCGCATCACCAACAAGGCCGTAGAGGCTCGCCAAACCAGCACCGCCCGCCATCTCCTCATCAGATGACGATTCTTCACATACGCATTTCTTACGACGGCAGTCGGGACATTTGTGAGAAGCACCGCCACGGAACTGGGAAAGACCCATTGACGGGGTAGCACCAGCACCGTAGAACTGACCGCCGTGCATCTGCTGTCTGGCCGCTTGTTCTTCCATTGCTCGCATGTCCGCCATTTGTGCGCGTGCTTGTCTTGCCATTATATTAGAGACTACGAAAAAATATTGAATGTGAAATAGATGGAAGACCGAAAGCATTTCTTCGAGGATATTTGTATTCCTCGGAATGAGTTCATAAAAGAACACGTACACCTATTGAATTTGCTAAGGCACGGCAACCGGCCCCAATTGTTAGCAGAAGCGAAATCACAAGAAGCCGAGCTGAAGGGCAAAACGGGCGGTTCAAGGGCGGCGGGATACATCAAGAAATTAATTGCAATGTATAAGGAAGGGTTGGAGGTGTTTGACATTAATAAAATGAAATGGGCTTCCGACAATCTCAAGGCCTTTGGGATATCTATGGAGGAGGATGAAGCACCCGCACCGAAGAAGGCCGAGGAGCCGAAAGAACACCCAGCAATTACGGCATATAGCGAAGCCCTAAAAGAAAGTATACGCAATAGTTCCGGTATGAGTTTGGCACGAATGGATTTTTCTTTAACAAAGGCGGAGAACGAGGAAATGAAACAACTGGAGATGCAAATGAAAGAGAGGATCCGTTCTGTCAAAACGCAAGATGAGATTAGATCATTCAATAAAGAGCAAAAGAAAGTGCTAGATAATTTCAAGGACAAGGTGAAGAAACGGTATAGAGAAGAAGAGGCAAGACTGGCGGAACTAAAAAAGGCCTCCGATGCGGCTAAGGGAATCAAGCCGAAGCCGATAGAGGTAAGCGAAGGCAAATCATTCAGTTTAGGCACCGGAGATAGCACGGATATTTTATCGGCTTTCTATAACCGGAGCAAACCGCCCCCAGCACCCGCAAAAATCGCAGAAATGATGAAGGAATCCAAGAGAGCCGTGGATTTTGTGGATGAAAAGCCCGATTGGAGAAAGGCCGCCGGATATGAAGACCCTATAATAAATAAATATGGAGTAATACAAAACGAGCATAATGTAAATTCACAACTGCCGAGTGATTATAAACCAGACGACGGTTGGGATTGGTTGGCTTCCAAATATGGGAAGTTATACGACACAGCCGTAGATAAAGTCAAGGAACTCACACGTAAAGGGCGTCCCAGTTTTAGCGACAAGGAAAGGAAAGCATTCGTCAGATTGCCTTTTGATAATGCAGAACAGATGAAGGATTTTTTCCGGGATATATTACTTGCGGACCCTATTCTATATCATCACCTACATTTGAACGCTTTCAGCACGAAGGCCCCAGCAACAACAAATGCGTTGAGGGAATTTAAGAAGTGGATTGGTAAGTGATTAGTGAAATTTAATCTGCACTAAATCGCCCGATGGAATGAAGAAGCAGTCTTGGGGGCGATTGTGGTAGTCGGGCCGATCCCCTCGGCTGTATTCGCTGCGTTCATATTGGCTGAATTTCTCCTCATCGTATTTGATGCCGTAAAGGCCGTCCAGATAGTCAAAGAAGAACCAATACGTGTTTTTCGGATTACGCTGGGCTACCTCAACCTTATTAGCGCCAATGATGGCCGTGGGATATGCATTGTGGCGTATGCGACGGCTTTTCACTTCGCAGAATATCATCTTCTCTTCGTCATTGTTGTCGTAATCAAACGTAGACATACCGCCCCGGCGGATAAGAGGAGTTTCTAGGAAGTTCTCAACCTTCTTCTGCACCGTGACTTCGTTGGCGGTTCCAAAAGCTAGGTCGGAGGCGAAGGATGCGGGAAACATTCTACAATACCGGAGATTGTTATTTTCTGTAAAAATACCGCAGTGCGGGATTTTTACAGACTTTAAAATGATTTTCTATCCCAGAATAGAATGGACCCGCCACCTCCAACACAGCCCCCGGCACCAGCCAAGAAGACCCGGAAGCCTCGCAAAAAGCGCGTAGAAGCCCCCTCATTTCGTATAGAACACGGGGAGTTCGTCTTGGTGTTCAAATGATTACTCCTTCTCCTTGACATAAGTGCCTTGCTGGAGAGCCACCGAATGCCCCATTGCCCGGGAATCGGCCTCTTGCTCTTCCTTCAAATCGGAGTATTTATCAGTCAAAAAAATCGTCCGCAACATCGATGAACCAATCTTCTTCCCGAATATCTTGTTGAGAATTCGGGTTATGCCGTTCAGTGCAGTAATAGGCACACCACCGGGGCTGACAAGGAACGGTACCGCCACCTTGCCTTTGCTCTCCTTCCAAAGAGGATTGTGCTTGAGATAGGGGACTAATATGTCTAGCAAATCACTGGGTATAGCGATTTTCTGGACCCCGTATTTCTTGGCCGTCTTGTATTTGTTAAATACAAATTGATTACCCGTCAAATCTAAGTAGTTGTGGTCTGCTGACATATCCTCAGACCACTTCTTCACGACGAGCATATTCAAATAATCTTGGTTGCGGCGAGGCTGTATCTTGGTATACAAACTTAACACGACGCACTGCAGCAATTTCTCGGCCTCGGGTGCTGTTAGATGCTTCCTATTCATCAGTTCCGCCGCTTCCTTGTATAACTCCTCTTCCTTCTTCTTCACTTCCTCCCAGCTAGACCAATTCTCCTTCTGCTTCTCGGACTTCTCACCCGCTCGAGCAGATTCCGCTTCTTTGACTTCCTTAGATTTAGACATCATAAGGTCGTAGAAGTGCTTGTATATCGTCTTGTAAGATGACTTATCCTTGAAAAGGCTTAGAATGCTGACAATAGCCGCCAGAATGCCCTTCTTCGTACTATCTGCATAGGTTTCCAGCTTGGCGGCCACGGCGTCCTTCTTTTTGAGGAAAGCAAGGGTGGTAAAAGGCTTCTTATCGTTCAGCATTAGCAAGGTCCGGAGGTAGAGGTTTGCAGTGGATTCGGAAACGCCGCGATCGGACACTAGAGCCTTGGAGAGGGTGGCGAGGAAGTCGGCCATTATATTACTTCCTTAGAAAATATCTCGCCGGAAACAACTTGTTTAATCTAATGCATTTCCTTCTGGTGGTAGGTGGTGGGTCCAACCACCATCTACCACCATCTACCACCTCCATCTACCACTGACATAACACGTCATAAATCCAAAGTTTTTGGAGAAAATCTCCGTCATTAGGTGGTAGGTGGTAAGTGGTTTTGCCTTTTCTGATTGTATAATAAAACTCCCCAAAAAGGGGGGGCAATTTCCCCCCCCTTTTCTGGGAGAAGTTTTTTGGATTTTGATTTTCAATCTACCAACCTACCACCTATGATTAGAATATTAAAAAAAACATAAGAATTATGACGTGTTATGTCGGTGGTAGATTGGGTGGTAGATTGGGTGGTAGATTGAACCATCTACCACCTTTTCGGCCGCTTGGTTTCCCAAAAAAGGGGGGGGAGTATTCCAATAAAAATAATTATACAAGAAATAAAAAATAAGAACATTAATAGATATGGACGCTCTAGCAACCAAGGCATTTCCCGATAACTACTCCCAAGAAGTGCTAAGAGTGTTCGAGGCACTGAGTATGACGGACCTCAAGAAATTCTTCCTTGTTGGCTCGGCCTCTCTTCGGTCCCAGCAGTATTCGGCCGACTTTGACTGCATGGAGAAGGTGCGGATATCTAACGCGGCCGAAATGGTTCATAATCTCCGGGATGTTGTTAAGAATCTAAGAGCCATCCCCGACTGCTTCATTGGTGATATCAAATGCGGGGAGGAGAAAACTTGGGATGTCTTCAACCAGAATGCGGCCATTGTAGACGGAAAGGTGCAGAACTTCAATCCAACAGAAAGCAAGGGCAGAATTGATAATCTGCGGAACCGCAATATCATTACCCCCAAAGAAGCCAAAGAGGCCGATGCGCTACTTGACAAGGCCACAACCCTCCTTGGGTTTATTATTGCCAAGAAGACTATCAAATTCCACGTTCTGCGATGGAAGCCACAGCAGATTCTAGAGGGTTTTCAAGAGTATAGAGGCCATCGCTTCACTCTAGAGGATGCTGTAACCTCTATGGGCCTTGTAAAGGTGGATGCTGTTGCAAACATTGCCGACCGCTACACAGAATTTTCTACCATCTATGACACATATCTTAATGGTACACTAGTATCAGCAAGGGCGTCTAATATCGTCCAAAGCCTATCAGATGATATAATGTTCTACAACAAGACCAACCCCTTTAAAGCCCTCAAGCGGTTCTTTGCCCTTGTGAAGCTACGCAAGGATGCCAAGGCCGCCGCCGTCCTAGTGCCTATTATGAATTCTGACCTAGGTCGCCTCTATCAAATCATCGGCGACTTACAAACGCTGCGGGACCTAATGGACCGCCCCAGCTCGGCCTATAATCTCAAGATAATCCTCGGCCAAATAGACGATATGAAGGCACGAATGGGAAATCTGTATCAGCTACGGGACTTTCTCAGCAAGGAACACGACATAATAGGCAGCCTCAATGCACTCCTTAATTCACCGGCCACTTCTATCAAACGGAAGCTGGATAAATTGATTGCGGAACTGGAGGGAATTAACAACGAGGGGACGGTAAAAATCATCAAGACTACCCTTAAAAATGTCTTCCCCGGAGGTAAATAAGTCAAAAACCGGCTCGTAAAAAAGCCCCAAAAATGTTAAAATCATTTTCGTTTACCGGGTTTTTCACGTAGTTTCCGTAAGTGTTTGGAGATTTATTAAAATTCTCGGGTAAAGGTATATAATGCCCCACCTCAATTTCGAGCCTAGCAAGGGCGCAAAAGCCATTGCGATTGTCAAAGGAGGCGAAGAGGACGGTAATCTTCTCTATCTTCACGAAGATTCCACCGATGGATCCAAACCGAAGAAATCCTCCAAGAAAGGCCACGCTATAAATGCTAATACGTATGCAACAGAACTCCGGACAGTCAAGCCCCAAGAACGCGTCCGCCTTATGGCCCGGCTGGAGGAAGCAAGGGATAAGGGCCTAGACCCCGACCAGCTGATAGGCGAGACTGCACTCGGCAAACAATTATACGAGCGGATTCTTTCTGATGAAACGGCTTCCAAAGAAGTCACATTAGAAAGTGGTGCCTTTGAATTGCTTCCGTCGGCTGACCCTAAAAAGCGTGATGTATTTTATATCGCGGGGGCTTCCGGCTCCGGCAAGTCTTATATTGCTAAGGGGCTGGGCGAATACTACCAGAAGCTATTCCCCGACCGGTCCGTCTATTTGATTTCCAAGCTTGCAGAGGATGCTGGGACTCTGGACAAGATGAAGCCAGCCGCCAAGCGCATCAATATCCAGTCGCTAATTGACGATTTCCCTAATTTAGACGAGTTTAAGAACTGTATGGTGATATTCGACGACTATGACACATTCACCGGTCCCGCGGAGAAAATTGTCCATAAGTTAATAGATGACTTGGCTACTATGGGTCGTCATACTAATACAACTATGTTATGTCTGTCACATTACCTTACTAATTACAAGAAAACGCGTCTGTTGCTCAACGAGGCGACCCATATTGTCGTCTACCCAATGGCAACCTCCTTCCACGCCCTCAACTACCTCCTCAAAACCCACGTCGGAATGACAAA